TCTGTGATAGCTTGTGCGGCAGGTGCATTACGAAGATTAGTTTTCTTTGTAACAGATGCAGTCTTTGCACTTGCATCATCTGCTTCTAATGCTTTCATATATACAACATCTTCTGCTTCAAGTAGAGGTGTTCTTACTTCTCTAATCTTATCTTTAAAAATTGTTTTTGCAGTGGCTAAATCTTCTGATATTACACTACCAGAAAGTGTCCATGCGTTACGAAAGTTTCTGTCTGAAGGTTTAGTAACACTAGCGGAATTAGCTTGATTACCGTCCTTATCAACAATATAAGTTGTTACAGCCATTTTAATACTCCTATAGTTTAAGCCGCTTCTTTTTCAACGGTAACTTCTTCGCTTATTCGCCAAGAGTTTCGCCATTCTCTTTTTGCAGGAAGTTGATTCTTCCTACAGATAACCATCTTAGGACGATTACCTTCATCCCAATTCATCCACACATGCTCTGGCACATCTTTCTGAATAAGGTATTCTATTGCTTGTTCTTCAGTCATAGCTTCCATAGGCTCTGTATTATGTAACAGATAACCACGAGTATGTTTCTTGAAGTCAGGTTGTGCTTCATCTTTTTGCCATCCAATTCGGGTCAGGAACAAGTATCTTTGCACAGCCATCTATGTTATCTTCATAGACTACACGATAGTCTGATTGCACCCCATCTAAACTTTCTTTAGCCCAACATAGTCTGTCAAATAAATGTGTGCCTTTGAATTGTGGTGTATTCATTGTTTATCCTATTGCTGTTATGAATAATTGTGGAACTGAAAAGATATCTGTACCATCTCCATCCCAGTGGTTTGTGCTGTGTAAGTCGTATTCAAGAGAACTGCTGTATTGTCTAGCTTGCATTTTAATTTCTTTTAAACTTGTCCAATTAATAAACTTCCCATAATTAATATTATCCGCAGAAGCCCCAACAGTGAATATCCACTTAAAAGAAACTCTGCCTTGAAGGTCTTCTGCTCTAAAAGTTACTCTAGCGGCTTCAACTTCTACACCGTCTACGTACAGCCTGTGATGCCCCATAGTATCTGCATCAACACCCATTATATGAAAATAAGACTCGTATATAACTCTTTTTGTTCCTTCTGGGGGTTTGTAATTTATAAGGCTACCTGTTTGGTCTTGATAACTTGTGCTTAAAGTTTGCTTTGCTGTTACGTTTTCAAAAGTATATGTGCCACTTAAAGTAGTAACTGAGCTTCCATCACACACACCTGATACCATCTCAAGTATTCTACCAGTACCTGCATTGTTATTTGACAACAGGAGATTATCTACTTTTAAAGTACTCATGCTAAGTCTCCGTGTACAACAACATAAATATGATTAAAATCAGTAGGATTGCCAGCCAAACTAAGTGCATAAAACTCTAAAGAATCTGTAGCTGCCTCGTTTTCGGCATCAGGAGGCGCATTTAATAAACCACTTGCTACTGCTGGACTTCTTGCACCACCAGTTATAGCATAATCATTGTTGTTCATATCATTAACAAAATCAAAAGAATAATTTCCTGTGCCTACATCAGTAAGTGACGTAGTATTAAAGGTATTTCTTGATGCTATCGTACCTGTGCCATTAAAATTAATCCAAGCCTTCGCCAACCCCTGTTGCAGTTGCATTGTAACCGCACCGCCTTCAGAGGTAACGTCCACATCACCAGCAGAAGTCTTACCAGTGAGTTTGTCTGTAATGATTTCACTCATGCTAAGTCTCCTATGCTTGTGCAGTAAACAGCCGAAAGGTCATATGACGTACCGTTAGAAGAACCAGAAGAACCGTAACTAGAATAAAATTGTATTTTATCTGTGGACAAAGGAACAGCATCTGAATCGTTTGTTCCAACGCCTAAGTTTGCAACAACTCCTCCTCTAATTCCGCTACTTACTCTGGTTTCACCACCATCTCCACTATTAATAGCAGACGCAAAATGCACTTTATCTGTTGCTGACCCAAAATTATTAGTAAAGTTAGAAGCAAAGTCACCTGTAGTATAGTCTGTGATAGTGCTTTGATTAAACGAACTATCTACTGTGCTATCTGCTGCATCATAATTTACATAATGCTTTACAGCTTCCTGCTTGGTCAGCGTAACTGCACCACCAGATGTATTCTGTATTGTATCTGCTTTTAATGTACTCATATTATCACCAACGTACCGCCATCTTCTACTTGAAGAGTGACACTAGAGTTAACTGTAATAGGACCTGTAGCACTTGCGTTTTCTGCACCGCCTACTGTTACATTAGAACCTACTGTCTTATCATTCACACGAAACATACCACCACCTATAAAACTACTTCTGTTAGCAGTTGGTGGTGATACAGTAGCTATACTAACACCAAGAAAATTTACAAAGATATTGCCAGTACCAGTTGAAGGTGCTGTGCTAAAAGAAAGAGTAGTGCCTGATACACTATATTTATTTGTGTCTTGAATAACACCATCTACAGAAACAAGTATATCTTCATCTGCACCTACTGTGCGAGATAAAGTAAAAGACGTAGTAGAATTATTACCATTAAATCTTTCTACAACAGGTACGTCTGTAAAGTTTGCTGTGGGTGTACCACCAATGTAAGGCATACTATATATCCTTATGTAATATCAAGATGACTAAGAACAACGTCAGCAGAAGATGCAGTATCAGATGTTACTTTAATAGTATCACCCGGCTCAAGCACAACCTTCTGGTCGCCACCAATAACTACCAACGTACCACCTACAGGAATAGGTGCATCTTTTACAAGAAACACCTTATCTTCTGAACCACTAGTTCTATTTGAAGCATCTAGTTCAACGTCTACTAATATCTGGGATGTTACTCTATTAGCAACACTCAAACCTATTATAGTAGATTCTGTAGATGAACCGCAAGTAAAAACGGTGGCAGTGCCTGTGCCTATTTCTTTATCTGTCTCTGATAAAAAAGCGTTTGCCATTGTTTATACTCCTAATTGTATTATAATTATACCACAAACAGCGTGGTTTGTCAAGCGTTATTTAACCTAATGCAATAGCAAAAGCTAAAGCGGCAGGGTCTGTTTCTGTTACTGTGTAAGTAACTCTTCTATTGGATGCATCAAAAGCCACACTAGCTGAACCAGCTGCAGCAAATTGTAAACCTGTACTGTTAGTTGATGTAAACTGCGTAGCGTTACTAGAGTTTTCAATTGGTAGTGATGTAGATGAAGACGTAATAAATCCTGCATCATTATTAAAACCAGATAAAGCTATATTACCTTTAGTAAGTTTTTTCTGTGCGTTAGATGAATCAACAACTACAAAGAAGTCACCGTCACCGTCTGAAGTAGATGTAGCTAATTCAGACAAATCTACAGCTATAGTTGCTGTGCCTGATGATGTAATAGTACTTGTACCTGATATATCAATCAATGCACCTGCACCAAATGCAACACTTGTTACTGTACCTGATGTAGTTGTAAAGCCACTATCGTTATTAAAAATACTAAGTGGTATCTCACTAGCTGCTTTACGTCTGTCTGCACCATTGTCTAGTACAATAAACTCATCTGCACCTACCATTGCTTGTGTCATATCTGTAAGTTCAGATAAATCTACAGTCAATGTAACAGCACCTGATGCACCACCACCTGACAGACCTACACCTGCTGTTACTCCAGTAATGTCACCAGTGTTTGTTGTATAACCAAATGATTCAATTCTGTCATTAATTGCGGCACTAGTCATTAAGGTAGTATCATTGTCAGCAAATGATTCACTACTAGTTGTTAATGCCGAACCTGCTAACTGACTAACTGTAATACTACCAAGTGTGCCACCTAAAGTTAAATTACCACTTGATGTGACAGTGCCTGAAAGTGTTATACCATTTACTGTACCAGTAGTACCTACAGATGTAACTGTACCTGCGTTAGTTGTAAAGCCACTGTCGTTATTAAAACCAGAGATAGCAATGTTGCCCTTGGTTAATTTTTTCTGTTCGTTTGAACTATCAACAACAGCAAAGAAATCACCATCACCATCTGACGTAGATGTGGTCAACTCTGATAAGTCAACATCAATAGTAGGAGTAGCACTTTCACCAGAATTATTTTGTAAGTCTATCAATGCTCCTGCTGTTAGGGTAGCTACATAGTTACCTGTAGTTTTTGTTCCAAGAGCAACAGCGTTGTTAGCAATACCAGCCGCTTCTATTGGAGGTCCTTCACCTGACGTACCATCGTGTGTATGACCAGAACTTGCATTAAAGGCGGCAACAATAGCATCAAACTCTCCATCTAAATCAGAAGCATTAATTACGTTGCCATCTGCAATGTTATTACCCGTATCATTACGAACATAACCTGTACCCATTGTTATCTCCTATCGTTCACAGTATATTCTAGTGTAGCAGAATCTACAGAAAATACTGCGTCTGTTCCTGAACCAGTTGTTTCATACAAAATAGATATAGTAAACCCTGAACCAGTATTCTGTACTTCGTAAATAGCTTTCTGTTTATTACCAAATGGAGATGTTCCATATATACCTTCACCAAATGTAACTGAAGCCGCGGAATCTGTTGTTAATATAGAATCAGGTTGTACAGAATCAGGCTGGTCATAATCAAATTTTAATGAATACTCTAAATCAAATGTACCATTAACATCTAAGTAAGTAGTTCCTTTATAAACAGTTTTCCTAACTTCTGAATCTCCTAATGGAACAAAGGGTGTAGCAAAACTTGCCGCAATATTTGCACCGTCTAATGTATTTCCTTGTTCCATTTGATATACATAACCTGTAGCATTGCCAAAGTATATTGCCTCAAATGCACCAGCAGTGCCAAAGTCATACTCACTATATACTACATAAGCATTAAAACCACGTAGGTCATTCCATTGTATGCCTTCTTGTAATTGTGTACCAGCTATACCTTTTGATGCCGCATCACTATTACTAGCATTGTATCCGAATAATCTAAACTGACTTTTCTCTCTAATTACTGTACTAGAAAAACCACCGGGGCTAGAAGATGTTAAATCTATTATTTCTGTCTGTATTGGTTTAGATATAACAGCAAGTCCGAAGTCACCAATTTTATCTGTAGCACTAAATAATCTAAGACCATCAGGACCTAAGAATATAATGTCACCACCTATTTCTTGTATAGTATCCTCCGATACACAACCAAGATTTCTTGATACAGGTTGCAAAGTAAAGTCTGATATACTGCTACCTTGTAAAACATTTATAGTGCTTTGACTAAAAATAACTAACTGTTCACGGAAAACAATTAATCCAGTAATAGGGTCGCCTATGTTTATAGAACCACCACCGTTAGCAACAGTAAAGTCATCATCTTCATAAGGTGCTGAGTAAACTAAAGTGTTACCTACTGCTAAGAAAACATGATTTTTAAAATTAATAATTTGAGTAGCACCAGATGTATCAGCAGGTAATGATGATAACTGTTCAAATGTAGTACCATCAAACCTAAACGGTTTACCTGTACCATCAACAACCATAAGTTTTTCTGTGCCATCAAAGTTATACTTTAAAAATCTAATCTTTCCTGAACCACCTATTGTAACACCTGCACTGCTATATGCAGCATTATCTGTGGCTTCTGTCCAAGAAGTAGTACCAGCTAAACCATCACAGAAAAATAAACCATCTCCTCTACAAGCATACACGTTAGCACCATACTTAAACACACCACGAATTAAACCTGAGTTTGGAACAACTGGTATGTTAGTAGATGTACCACCTAACTTTTCATATCCTTCAACTCTACGATAACCACCAAACACAGAAGGTTCAAAGTTACGTAGAATACGAGCAGACCCCGGTGCTTCTATACCATGTTGATAAGGTGATAAGTTAGTAATCAAACCACCTTTAAAAAGTATTGAATATGTTTGCCAATTATCAGCCATTAAGTAGAAAGCCTCACAAAGCTAGAAGATGTACCACTTGTATTACGAGTTATCATGGAAGAACTAACATAGTACGTTCTATTAATAAGAGTAGAACGCATATTTTTAATACCCTCTTCAAACTTTTCTTTTGCAACTAAAGCATCTTGTGTATTACCTCTAAACAAATATGCATAGTGCATAGCACCATCCACTATAATATGTTTAAATCTTTCGGGTATTGTAGGTACATCATCGTGTAATTCTAAATCTACAGGAACTCTATAGTATTCATAAATAATAGAGTACGCCTTATCAGGCTCTGGTGTCACAATGTATTCTAGTGCAGGACCATGAGCAACCAAACGTGGAACACCCTGCCTTGCTGTAGAATTATATTCTTGTTCTACATAACTTTCTAAATACTCTTCATATGTTATTATGCCTAATTTTTCAGTAGCATTTCCTAGTGTAGTATTTTCTTTAATTCTAAAAGTATTAAAGTTAACTAGCTTAGTATCATATGGAAAAGGATATCTACTAACATCAGCAGATAAGGTATCTTCTTGCTCTACATGGTTAAAAGGCCAATTGTATTCGTGTTGGTTAATATCTCTTATTGAAGCATTGACTGCATCTTGTGCGTGAGCATAAAAACCTTTTACCGTAGCAAAGTTGGACGTAGTAAGAACAACTTCATTAACTCTTTTGTTTACTTCATTAACAAGACCAAGAAAATCGTAAGCCATTATTTCTCTCTTATAACTAGTTTAATTGTTCTTTCAGCAACCTTAGATGCATTGTCTGTAATCTTACAAGTAAATGTATATTCTCTATTTAAAACACCACCACCTATATTTATTGTAGCAACTGTGTTTGTGTTAGACTGACCTACATTTTGAATGCTATCTGTGACTGCACTACTTGACGCTGTAGTTAATGTTTGTCCAGCACCTAAAGTAGTTTTACCTATTTCGGATGTTTGTACAGACCACACAACAGATGCTATTGTATTGCTACCTAAAAACCTAGACCAGTCTACACTGTAGTCTAATGTTTCATCAGGGTCTTTAACAGGCCAACGAAATGACATCTATATCTCCTATGCGGCTCTTACTCTTCTTTCAGCAGAAGTAGAATAAGGCTGAATATATACTTTTCTATTTTCTTGAGGAACAAATATTGTTCTTCTATTTAAACCAACTTTTTCCACTAATACTGTTCTGTTTTCATTTGGTACGTAGATACGTCTTTCTTTAGACTGTTCTGTAAACCCTTCTACATAAACAATACGTTTTCGTCCATATAAATCTTTAACTGTATCAAAGTCAAAGATAACTCCAGTAGAAGTTATAGAACCTAACGCTGATGTACCCAGTATACTTGTTAATAGTTTTTTAACATTTATACTAATAGTGCCAATAGAAGAAGTAGCCGATACACTTTCTATGTTTTCACTAGTACCAACTAGTATACTACCAGCAGTTCCAGTAGCTTCAACTCCATCTAAACCAGCCGTAGGATTTAATTGTAATGCCCCTGCTGATGATGTTCCAACAACACCCGTAGGAACTTTCTTTATGTTAACACTGACAGCAGTTAGACCAGAAGTACCTAGTATACCAGTAGGTGTGACACTAACACCAGCACCTAAACTACCTGCTGTACCAGTTGCTACAACGGCTGTTAGTACATCACTAACATCAATTTCAAATTGCCCTGTAGCTAAAGACGAAACTGCGCTTGTCGCACTTACTCCTGTTAAACCTACAACAGAAGATGGTATAATTTGTTGGACAGCACCTGTAGCACTTACACCTGTTGGAATAACTTCACTAACATCAATTTCAAACTGACCAACAGATAAACCCGATATTGCACCAGTTGCACTTACACCTGTTAATCCTGCGGCAGTTGCAGTTGTTACTGAACCTACTGCTGACGTAGCACTTGTACCTACTATATCTTCTTGTATATTTACTTGAAGAGCAGGACTATTTGTTGTGCCTA